CAAGTAGCTAAAGACTTGTAGTTCAGCAGGGTGATTCATTACTCAGCAACCTCCACGAAGTCATTATTGATTATACCTTCGACAAGATCTGCGTCACCATCCGTACCAATCTTTGCACGTTCATGGTGTAAGTCTAGTATCTTACCATTGCTATACTCAATGAGTTCTAGGAAGTCCTTGAGGGTATCGTTGTCTTCACTGGCAAGTTCTACAGCATCACCAGTGCTTGCTTGTATCTTACCAAACTTAGCACCAGTAGGTATGCTATCTTCCACACCTGTTAGACTTATAGTAGACATGATAGGTAACATGTTCTTCTTCTTGAAGTTACTCATCACACCGTTGATACTCTTTAGGCTGTCACGATTCTTAACATCCATGACAAATGGTACACTTGATGGTGCATCTACTGGTTCACCCTTCTCATTCATAGGGCTGTCCAGTGTAACAGTACCGTAGTATACCATGACACGTTTAACTGAACGTATCACTTGCTTAGTTGCATCATCCAGTGCATTGAAGTCTTCGATGTAACCAGTAGGTCTACCTAAGTTAAACCCACCAATGCTATCCTTCAAGTCACCGTTGAGGGAGTTAGACATAACAGACTTCTCCATCTCTTCAGTGTCACTGTTCCATCTCTGCCACTGATTACGTTGGGCAAAGACACGAACCGTAGCACCATTACTGTAGACTATATCATCACCTGTCTTGAGGGTGAATGCACCTACAGGTACTACCTCTGTCTTTATCATCTTACCATTGAGTTCTACTTCACCCATGATAGGTTGATGCAACATTCCTAAACGTGATATTGATGGTAGAAAGTCTGCGTTACTTGTCTTTATAGATACGCCCATTAGTTCTGCCATCGACTGACCACGTTCATTTGCTATTGCTAGTTCATTACTCATTCTATATCCTTTTCTATAGAGTTAAAGAGTCTTAGTTATACACTATACATCAACTGTGTCAAGCCAATTCTTACCTATTTTTGCTTCTAAAAGCATAGGTACATTCATATCTATTCCGTATGTCTCCTCTATTATTTTGTTCAAATCCTGGTTGAGTGTCCACACCATTGACAATACTAGATCTTTCTCATCAGGATGTACATCAACCACCATAGAATCGTGTACAGTATTAACCAAACACGACTTCATGTGTCGCAAACGTTCATGCATTTCATTCAGTACCACTGGCACCACATCACCAGTAGCGAAGCCTTGCACTGGGTAATTCTTTATCATAGTGAAGTGCGTTGGTACACCACTGTGGCGTCTTGTCACATCAGGGAAAGCATACTGTCTACCTGATACGTTTGTTATCTTCAAGAAGCGTAGTGCTTCATCACCCAACTTCCTGTGCCACTTGGCTATGCCTTTGTACTTATCGTTGAAGTGGGTGTAGTAGGTTGCTTCAGCTTTCGTGCGTCCGTAACCGCTTGCTCCAAAGAGTGGCGCAAACGTGTGTTCTTTAGCTGCTTGGCGTGATGTTGGTTGCCCTGCATCAGTAATAACTTTTGCTGTGTAAGCATGTACATCGAAGCCAGTTGAAATTTCTTGCATCGCTGTTTCATCCTGTGCCAAGAACGCTGCTGTCCTAAATTCGAGTTGTGCAAAGTCGGCCTCCATTATTAGTCCGTTGTTAAATCTTGATACAAATACTTTCTTTACTGGGAATGTACCTCCCCTTGGCATGTTCTGCATGTTGGGATTTCTTCCACTGAAACGTCCTGTTGCTGTAATGTGTTGAGTAAGTCCAACGTGCAGGAATCCACTGTCCTTAGTGTAGGACCGTATTCCGTTGACAAAAGCAGATAGATAAGAAGAGACAGCATTGTGACGTTTAAGATCAGAAATGAAATCAATAGCCTCGTCCATTCTATTCTGTTTAGCAGTTGAAGAAAGTACATCCAGTTCATCCTTTCCTGTGTTGAAACCATTAGCACTGACCCACTTCTTGCTTGGTGCAGTGAAGCGTAGCCCTGCTATCTGTTGGGTATCCTTTAGTCTGTATCCTTTCGCATCACAATCTTTGCATTTATTAGGTCTAGCAAACTTTGTTCCATCTTTTTTAAGTCGGTATACTTTACCTTGCCCTTCGCAACTAGGGCAGGTGTATGCCGTAGTCCTGTAGATCGGTGACGAGTTGGCAGCAACGGCATCCTTAAACTCTTCTTGTGTCGCAGTGAACTCGAAGAGATCAGACCATTCTTTTTTGTCATGTACCCTTCTGCTGAAGAGGACTTGCGACTTCTGTTCAGGCGAGCGTAGGTTAATCGGAGTGTCGCCCATAAGTTCCCTGACTTTCTTTTGTAGCCTTGTTTCAATCTCCGCTTTCTCATTCTCAAACTCCTTTGCTACTCGCTCCAACTCTTGAAGATCGACTTTGAATCCTGCCATATAGATTTCGGTAAGGGTCTTGCAGGTATTGAAGGTAACTCTTTTGATTGTACTAAGGGAAGATGCTTCGGGAAGTAAAAAGTCTCTCTCTTGGGCTTTGTACAACTCGCAAGTAGTAAGCAAGTCATGCTCAAGATAATGACAGAGTTCAGCCAAAGGTATCTCGTTTGTGTTCTTACCTTCCTTAAAATATTTCTTGAGTGTATCATCCTTCTGTACCTCTAGTTGTCTACGTTCTGCACAAGCCTGTAGGCTCAAGCCGTTTCTCTGACCACGATCTAGTATATACTCAGCAAGCATGGTGTCATAGATGTCACCGTCATACCTGAAGCCACACTCCCACAGCCACATCAAGTCGTGCTGTGCGTTGTGCATAATGAGTAGGTCAGTGTTATCTAAGTTCCATTGTACCTCTAGTCTTTGAAAGCCAGTGAAGTCCGTAGCTTCGTTGTGATCCAGTGTCTTGATAGTGAGGGTAGCTTTAGGGTCATCGGCATCTAACATACCTACCTGAACCAAATGATTCTTAGACTCAAAGGGATCAAGGTGTACCTTACCATCACGATGTGTGACAGTATTCTCTACGTCTAACACTAACCTCATGCTGAGTACAACGATCTTGAACCGTCAAGCTGACAGGTTATCTTACCTTGAAAGCCATTGAGTTTGTTCTTTGCAATATTCAAATATCTTAAAGGGTCTTCCTCTTCTCCTTCTGCTTGTTGTGTCTTACCTATTAGTACCATGAGGTCAGCCTCTGCTGCCTTGCCTGTCTTGCTACCTTCCATCATAGCTTGGTTCAGGTCAGCCCTGCCCTCTGCTTCTGCTGATAGCTGAGACATCCACACCACAGCACAGTCATACTGCTTGGCTATGTTACGTGCATGGATAGCTGCTGCCTTGAGAGTTATGTCTGTCCTTTCTGTTCTGATGTCGGCAAACTTGTCGCCCATATCCAGGATTATTATGTCAGGACGTTCATACTTTACCACTGACTCAACCCAGTCCATGCCTTTACCTGTGCTGTCCTTGAACTGTACCTTATCTTTGATTGAGTTGTATCTCTTGGCTGCTAACGCTTTGTTAGTATGTACCTCTTTGATAGTCATAAGAGTTGACGCACTGATGTATCGTGCAGCCACACGTGTGTATGCCTCTTCATTACACAGTACAATACACTTAGCACCTTGATGTGCAAAGCCATTAGCACCTGCTACTATAGAAGCGTGGAAGCTAGTCTTTCCAGTATTAGGACGAGCGCCAACCAAGATAAGATGACCACCACTGATACCCTCCACCCTACGAGCCAGACTGGGTATGTTAAATTTCCATTTCGATTCAAGTGCCGTTGCATCAAGGATAGTATCAAGACTATGATCATCCCACTCGACACGAAGATTTGGAGTAAAGTCATCTTTGTATTCCTCTAATAGTTTACGTAATGGTTCGAGGCTATTCTCTGCACCGTTAACAAAGTCAAAGCCAAGGTTAGCTACAAGGTCACCGACATGTTGTTGGAATAGCTGCGACAATGTGTCCTCTGCTATCTCACCCTTGATAGGTTCAGCTATTTCTATACGCTTGAAGAGATCTTCATAAGCTGTCCTTGTAGCGGTGGTCATGCTTGCATTGATACGGTTGAACACAGCATGTAAGTCAGACACAGACAGGTCACCATCGTATGTCTCCATAGCTGTATCCAACGCTTGCTTTATCTTACGTACATCCTTACTAAAGATACGTTCAGGGCAACGCACACCCTTGTGGTCATCATAAAACTCTCTACTGAGTAGCGTCTTTACTAGTGCTAGTTCCATCATCTCTGTTCATCTCCTCTCGTTCCATTGCTCTTCTTCGTTCCTCATCATCGAATGACCTGACTATAGGTACAGTCTTATTGTTGTTGTCGTAGTCTACTATCACACCAGTGTTCCACTTGTCGCATTCTTCTTGTGCATCCTTTAAGTTGTCAAACAGTTTAGGCTTGGGAAAATTCTCAAACACTGCACCCTCTGGTACATACATGATGTCACCGTCTACGTCAATTACTATTGCTAGTCTCATTACATAACTCCTTTAACTTATCTATATCTTCATCCATCTTATACTTTATATCGTCCAACAAATTCATAGCGGTAGTCTTGTTACCTGTCCACAACTCTATCTCTCTGCGATACTCTACTGTCTTACCTATGGCATCAGGGTCAAGGGCTATAATGATTCTGTTATACTCTCCTATCTTCTGCATGTGTTTAGGACTCAAGCTTGTGCCTAATATAGCCATAGCTGTGATGTATGGTAACTCTTGTGTAGCTATGATAGCTGACAGTACATCCTCAACTATGAGTAGTGTCTTACCATTACCTATGGTGTAGTAGTCAGCCTCTCCTGTGTAGCGATACCACTTAGGGTGTTGCTTCTTACCTACTGCCCTGCCTATAGCATCAATGATTCTACCCTTGTGCTTGATCGGAAAGACAACACGTTCATCCTTCACATCATATAGAGTGTCAGCTATTGCTATGCCCCAACGTCTAATGAAGCGTTGGTACTTAGTGTGGTTTGCCTTGGGGGTCACCACGTATTCAGGTATCTCCATAGTCTCCTTCTCTTTCTTTATGTTTGTATATGCACGTTGTGTTTGTTGATCTTTCATGCGTTGGTATATCTCTGCTGCTGTCATGTCTGTAACATAGATGCCACGTATTGTACAGCCTAATTTAAAACAGTTGTACTGTATGTCACCTAGTGTATTGGTAGCAGTAAATGTATTCTTACCTCTGCATTGAGGGCAGTCACCTCTGTATCTGTCGCCCTCTTTCAAACCTAGATCATCAATGAAGTCACGCATCCTCATCTTGCTTACCTCTTGCTGCTAGTGCCTTGCTTGCACCACTGAATGTGTTGACCATGTATGGCTTGACTGATGCTGCATTCTGGTGGCCTGTCACCTGCATGATACCTGCCAAGTCAACACCACCTTCCATCATTTCTGTGACCGCTGTCCTACGTAGATCCATAGCCGTAAGTTCTTTAGGTAGATTAGCTTCGTCCAGGATCTTATTGATATATAACGAGATTTCTTCTTTGTCATAGGGTGT